TGACGAATTAGTTAAAGAAATTTGGAACAATGACCCTGAAAAAGATCAGATTCTTGAAACTGTTTACAAAATTATTGATTTGTTCAATAGTTCAAATACTGAACAACAGAAAGTGTTGTTCAACAGTGAAGTTTCAGATGTTATTAAGATGATTAAATAAAATGATTCCATTTAGAACAGCAACAAATATAGCAAAATCTGAAAACATGGGTTGTATGTTATTCATACTCCTTATTATTTCTGTTATTACTTTATTTATTAGTATTATTATTTGCTTATTATGAAAACTAAATTAACATTTTTTTGCACACATTGTCAATATGGAGGTTTTGAAAAAGTAATTTTCGAAACTGTTTTAGATGGTACACCATTTGAATCTATCTACGATGCAAGAGAATGGATAGATTCAAGAATTTCAGAATTTTGTGATGATTTTGATTTTGAGTTGGTTTTTGATTGGGTTGTTATTAATTTTGAAGAAACTTCTGAAAAAATCTCACCAGTCAAAATCAAAAAGACTATTAGTGGCAAGTTAGTTTTTAAAGATGAAAAAACTAAAAAAGCTAAAGTCAAGAAAACTAAGACTAAAAAAGTTAAAGCAACAGAAATTGTACCAACACCAGAGACAGTAAAGAAAGTAGATTATGCTTCGGTCTGGATTGATCCATTTGGTAAATCATATAAAGTTGGCTTTGCTTGTCATGAAGAATTTGCATCTGATTGGCTAAGAGATCATGATATTGAAACTGTTGATAAAAACGATAAGAAATCATTTGGTGTGTATCACTATGAATTACTTCAAGATAAAGGTTGGGCTCGTATTTTAGGTTGGACAAAAACACCAACAATTGTATTGCCTGATAAAATTACTCCTAAGGTAAAAACAGCAGTAAAAGACTACTGTTTGTCTTATGGACTTGATTTTCCTGAAAGACTTAAAAGTTAAAAAAAGAGTTGTCAAATTTAAGACAACTCTTTTTTTATTCAATAATATTTAGTATCTTTGTATTATGAATAATAAAGTAAAATACCCGCGTACTGCGCACCTCCCGTTCAGTGAAGGTTGCACGGCTGACGATAAGAAATTAACATCTGTTGCTCATTTTATTGGTAAAGAAATAGTAATGACTGAAAAAATGGATGGAGAAAATTCAAATTTGATGCGTGACTGTACTTATGCAAGATCATTAGACTCTGTTGATCACGAATCAAGACACGATTTAAAATATTTGTGGGGTTCTATGAGATTTGATATTCCAGAAGATTGGAGAATTTGTGGTGAAAATCTTTTTGCTCAACATAGCTTAGAATATGATAGTCTTAAATCTTATTTTCAAGTGTTTTCCATATGGAACGAGAAGAATGAATGCTTATCATTCGATGATACAATAGAGTGGTGTAATCTTCTCGGATTGACTATGGTGCCAGTTTTATGGAGAGGAATCTTTGATGAAAAGTTTTTAAGAGAATATAAGATTGACACAACTAAACAAGAAGGATTTGTTATTAGATTAGCAGATAGTTTCAAATTTGAAGATTTTAGCACATCAATTGCCAAGTGGGTTCGTGCAAACCACGTAAATCCGAATAGTGATCACTGGAAATATAAAAAAATAATTCCAAATTTATTAAAAAAATAGTACATTGTTGGTGCTTTTGACTATGTTATTTTTATATATACTATAAAAAACTTATGATCAAATATCCATACATTTCAGATAATAAATGCATATTTTGTAATAATGATATAATAATTAAAAGGAAGAGAGATACAAATAATAAATATTGTAGTACTGGTTGTGTTGGCAAACATTTAAGAACTAAAATAAAAGTAAAAACAAAATGTTTAAATTGTGAGTCAGAATTTGATAATAGAAGTGGTGATAAAAACATTTTTTGTTCTAGGAAATGTCAAATTGAATATAGAGTAAAAAATAAAAAAATATATGAAAGAGTTTGTAAAACTTGTGGTAAAAAGTTTTATCCTAAAAATATTACATATTCAAGAATTCAAAATATATATTGTTCAACTGAATGTAATAGGATTTATAATTTTGATACAAATTATTTCAGAATAATAGATAATGAAGAAAAGGCATATTGGCTTGGCTTTATATATGCAGATGGGAATTTATATAAGTCTACATTTACAATGAAGTTAAATAAAAAAGATAAAGAACATATTATTTTATTTAAAACTCACATAAAAGGTGAGCAACCAATAAAAGATGTTAATATAAACAAAGCATTTATACAAATAACTAGTAAAGAGATAGCAAGACAATTAAATAATTTAGGAGTAATGCCAAGAAAAACTTTTAAAATACAAATGCCAGTTTTAAGAGAAGACTTATATAATGATTTTATTAGAGGTTATTTTGATGGTGATGGTTGCATATATGTAACAAAAAAATATCACACATTTTCTATGTATACCGCATCTAATTCGTTTAAAGAATCTATGAAAGATTTTTTTATAAAAAACTTAGATATAAAGTTAAGTGGAAATAAAAACAATTTATCAAAAGGAAAAGCATCAGATATAGTTAAAATATATCACTTTTTATATGATAAACCTGAAATTGTATTTTTAGATAGAAAAAAAGAAAAATTTGAAAAATTTTTAGAATATAATGAAGAATAAAAAGCAAATAAGAGAAAATTTTAGAGCTGTAGTTTTCGCAAGAGATCACGGAAAGTGTGTCTTTTGCGATAAACCAGCGGTTGATGCTCACCATATTACAGATAGATCAGAAATGGCAAATGGTGGATATATCTTAGAAAATGGAATTTCTGTTTGTGATGAACATCATATAATGTGTGAAAAATTTCATATTACTGATGGTGACGAATGGCACTATGGTTTTCACCCAAATGACTTGTATAAAAAAATAAACAGTTCAAAAGAATTAGCAATTAAAATTGATTCAAAATGTTAAAAAATGATATTATTTTAATGATGGGATTGCCAGCTTCAGGTAAAAGTTCAATTACTCAAAAATATGAAGAATTAGGATATGTAATTCTTAGTTTAGACAAAAAAACAATGTCTTCTGCAACTGAAACCGCAACTTTAGATCGTGAAATTGAAAAAGGTAACAAAGTTGTTATTGATAATACAAATACAACAATAGTTGTTCGTAAGAAATTTATTGATTGTGCAAAGAAACACAATTTAACAATTGGTTGTCATTACATTAACACGTCAAAAGATGATTGCTTAATAAATTCATTACATAGAATGTATAAACAATGTGGTGAAATTTATATGCATGCCTCTGATGTTCCAGCAAAACACAAATCTTCAAATCTGTTTGTCATAACTCCAATTTTTGCAATGGCAAAAAACCTTGAAAAAGTTACTATTTTAGAAGGATTTAATGAAATTGAAACTATAAAATTTGTAAGGGAAGATAATTTTGGTTATACAAACAAAGCAATATTTGTTGATTTAGATGGTACAGTTAGAAAAAGTAATGGTGTTCAACCATATCCAGTTGAATTAGAAGATATTGAAATTTTACCAAGAAGTTTTGAGATTTTGCAAAGATATAAATCAGAAGGATATAAAATTATTGCAATTACAAATCAATCTGGTGTAGCAAAAAGAACATTGACTATACCAAAAGTTAAAGAACTTATTGAAAGAACTAATGAACTATTGGGATTTGTGATAGATGATTACAATTTCTGTCCACATCTACCACCAAAAGATGTGTGTTATTGTAGGAAGCCACAATCTGGTGCTGGAGTATTGATGATGCACAAGCATAAGCTAGATTTAAAATCTTGTATTATGGTTGGCGATGCTACTTCAGATAAAACATTTGCTGAAAGATTAAAAATAACATATAAACATCCGAATTTGTTTTTTGAACGATATAAAGATTAATTAACTTAAAAATTAAAAATTATGGAAGAGAATGAAAATTATTTTTACACAGTTAAAGATTTGATAGAATTTTTACAAGGTTGCAGACAAGATGCTATTGTATATTATACACTAGGTGGTAGTGGTAATAATGTTCCAGTAACTTATGTTGAAGAAGATTATGAAGGTTTGGAAATAGAAGATGAAGGAGGTGGTGTTTTACTTGGAGAATTAACTTGGTAAAAACTTTTATATATAAAAGAAAAAGTAATAATGAAAAAATTTAATCAATTTCTAAATGAAAATAAAAATTATTTAGGTATAAAATTAGGTGATAAGATTTGTAGAGGTAAAGTTAATAACAAAGGAATGACTATTGGTAAAAATGTAAGAGATTATAGAGTTATTGGATTAAATCCAAATATAAAACTTCAAGAAGTATTAAGCAAAAATGGTGAACAGGAATTTGGTGAAATAGAAGAGTTTGATTGGTCAGTAATTTCAGGATATCTTAGACCAATGTTTCCAGATAATCATTTTATTCATAGTATAGATGATGGTGATTGGTCACATGTTTGGATAGGAGATTTCTAAAAAAAAAGAGTTGTCTATTTGACAACTCTTTTTTTTTATTTGATAATGATAAAATTTATATATAAGAGAAATATAAATTTATTTATGCCTCGTTTAATCATTCAAAATAAAAAACCTATAGCTCACGCAACAGCTGCAAAATCAGCTAATGTATCAAGTTCATTAAGTGGCAATATGCCATTGATTCAGAGTCAAATAAATCTAAAAACTAATGATTACATTAATATAAAAAATGCAGTTAGAATTTTAGAAAATTATTCTAATCATGAAGGATGGATAAAATTATATACAGAAATTGAAAATAATTTTGAGGTTAATGATATAGTTTATATTACATACACTGAGCCTACAATAGATCCAACAATATTTGATTTAAGTAATCCAGCAGAAGCTTTTAAAGAATTTTATACTGGTTATAAAATTTTATATACTAATTCTTATAGAAATGAAATAGTTATAAATAGACATTTTAATGATATTACACCAGGCACATTTTTGAAAAATCAATATCTAAGTAAGATGGCATGCTTAAGTGGATATTATTATAATGATATATCAGACGGTGTAGTATATTATAAATGTAATGTTGGTTCTTTTGGATTTCTTGAAGGACACGTTTATAGCGGAGCAACCACTGGCACAACAATATCAGGTGCAACTGTAAGTATAACTTCACTTGGATTAACATATACAACAAAAGTTTCAGATAAAGGTCACTATTTATTTATAGTGCCAACTGGCTCATTTTTAGTTAATTGTAGTGCTTCTGGTTTTACTTCAACAGGATACACAACTGGCATCACATTGTCATTAACAACTGTATTAGATTTTCATTTAAAACCTATACCAACCACAACTACAACCACACAAGCTCCAACCACAACAACTACCACACTTGCTGGAACAACTACCACGAGTACTACACTTGCTGGGACAACTACCAGTACTACACTTGCTGGAACAACTACAACCACTGAAGCGCCAACCACGACTACAACCACTGAAGCGCCTACAACAACTACAACCACTGAATCTTCCACAACAACTACAACCACCACTGAACTTAGATATAATTATACTATTAATTTATATACTTGTGCTGGTAATCCTTGTGTAGATATTCCATATAGTTCTGTTAATATTTCAAATAACGTTCCTTTGACTCCTGGTAATTTCTTCTTATATGATACTGGTATTGCAGGTGAAGTGACAACATATACATCTGGACCATTAATAATAACATCATTTGGAGGTGCAGGAAATCCTTGTTCTGATCCATGTGCATTATAATTTTATTAAACCTTTCACTCTTTTTCATCTAAATTATTTATGGCAAAATTTATAATAAATAGTTGGGGCTATTATGAAATAGACTTTTATAATTACGGAACAAAATCAGAAAAAGAATTTTTATCAAGTTTAGCTAAACATAACGACTGCGTTTCATGTTATAATAAAGATGGCACAGAATGGATAAAAAGGTTAAGTGGTATGACTTTTAGATTAAATGGAATGAATTATTATCCAAAATTAAAAGAATATTTAGATCACAAATTAAAAATTCACATAAGAAGAGAAAAGTTACAAAAAATTGAAGATAATGCAAGTTCTGAATAAAGAAGAAATATTTAAAATAGGTGACTATGTTAATATAGTGGATCCTGCTGGTGTTCATACTATAGAAATAAACAAAGCTTATAAAATTATCAATATTATTAGAAACTATAAAGGAGAACAAATGATTGCACTTGAAGATGTTCAAGATGAAGACTCACCACTTGGACAGTTTTTTAATTCAAGAAGATTTAGAATGGATATTAGAATTTTAAGAAAAGATAAATTAAAAAAACTAAAAGAAATTTCACAAAAAAACGCCAGTAATTAAGTTTTACTGGCGTTTTTTTGATTTATAAAAAACTTACCCAAAATTGGACAAAAATGGTATTTTTTTATTTATATATACTATATGATAAATATAAAAGAAGCAAGCAAATTAATCGGTGTCTCACCAAAAACGCTAAGAAGGTGGGAAAAAGAAGGTAAAATAACATCTTTTAGAACACTTGGTAATCATAGAAGATATGATAAAGAAGAAATACTAAAAATAATGAAAAAATGAAAAATAAAGTAACATTAAATATAAATCAAGAGAAAAATATAATTAGAATGAAGAAATTAAAAATGCCGAATTCTATTATCATAAAAAAATATAATATATCTGAAAATAGCATTTATAATATTCTAAAAAGGAATGGTAGAATTCATATTGTTGGAAATAAAAAATATGAGGTTAATGAAAAATATTTTGAAAAAATTGATAATGAAGAAAAAGCATATTGGCTTGGTTTTTTATATGCTGATGGTAATGTCAGATTACATAACGGCAGAAGTGGTATTCTTAAATTAAAATTAAAACAATCAGATAGACAGCACATTGAAAGATTTAATAAATGCCTGGATTCTAATTATATAATTGATGATGGATTAGAAATACTTAAAGTTAAAGGTAGAGAATATAAATGTTATTACTCTGTTTTATGTATTTATAATACAAAGTTAGTTAAAGATTTATTTAATCTTGGTTGTGTTGAAAACAAAACTTTTAAATTAAATTTTCCAGATTTTTTAGATAAAAATTTAATTAGGCACTTTATAAGAGGTTATTTTGATGGTGATGGTTGTATTCATAAATTAAAAAATAGACCAGACTCATTTATATTAAGCATTTTCTCAGTTAGTAAAGAATTTTTAGAAAAAATATCTGAACATTTATATTATACTAACATATATAAAAAATATGATTCACATTCTTTAGAAATATTTAAGATTAATGATATTTTATATGCAAATAAATTATTTTATGAAAATTCAAATATTTTTTTAAATAGAAAGAAAAAAGTATTTGAATCAATAATTCATAATTAGAATTTCGTGACCTTGTTTTTCTTCTAATGTTTGGTTTGCCATAGATTTATTAATCTTTGTGAAGGATTTCCCTTCCCACTTAAACTGATCTTTCGGATACATTTTATCTAATCCATCAAAATCATAATATGATAAAATAAATTTACCTTTAATATTTTTTAATACATCTGCAAGCCTTTGATGCCCTTTTTGTCCAAAGTGCTCATCACCTCTATAATACATTTTTTCACTTGAGAAATATGGAGGATCAAGATAGAATAATGTTTCTTTAGAATCATATTTATTTATATGTGTTTCAAAATCTAAACATTCAAATGCTGAAACTTTATCTAATTTAGAAATCAATTTAGCATCTCTAATTTTTCTAATAAGCATTTGAGATTTTGGCTCAGGACATTTTTTTCCTTCAGTATATGAAGCTGCTGAATATGAAAATCCACATTTTTTATCACTTGACATTCCAGAAAACGCATGGCGCAACATTATTCCATATTTCACAGCTAAATCAAAATCTGGAATATTTATATTTATCTCTTGTCCTCTTTTATCATAGTATAATTCTTGACGGTATTTATTAAATAACTCCTTGAAATAATTATAATAATGATCATAAGTGTCTTTTGGATTAGTATGCAAATTTATATCAAAATGTAATAATTCACCTTCTAAACTTAAATGCTCAATATAGTCAGCATATTTAGGATCACCAACTGATGCATAAAAATTTGTAAGATACTGATTCATATCATTATATATGATAGTATCAGCAAAACTAAAATCTTCATTGAAATATACCCAAAATGCACCAGAAAAAACCTCGGTGAATATTTTTGTTGATTTTTTAATTTCTGGGGTTATTTGTTCGTATATAAATTTCGATTGCTTATTTTTTCCCCCAAAGTAACTAACGAAATTGTTATTTTTTGCCATTATCTATATTATTTTCATCTTTAACTGGAAACCAATAATCACCATATTCATACTCTTTATAGCCTTTCATCAATTTTTCAATCTCTTCTTCAGCTTCCTTTATACTCAAATTACCAACAGGTATTGTGAATACCATTCTTTCTCTATTATCTCCCATTATATTCCAATTCATTTTTTTAATAAGCTATTTATATAACTTTCTGGTGAAACACCAGCAGGCAATGTAACAATATTTTTAAATCCATTTTCTTCTGTAATAATAGATTCTTTCTCATCAACACATAATTATTTAATTTTTTTAATTTTTTTACTCTTTCTTCTTTTAATTTCATCTTATTATATTCTATTAGAAATTCTTCAATAGTGTATTTATCTTTACCTTTAGTTGACGGAACCATATCTAAACCTAATTCCACTTTTACCATTGTAATATATCATAATGAATACCAAATCCTACACTCCATCCAAAAGAAGGATTACTTAAATTTGTATTCGTATTTAATCCAAATCCTGCTTGAGGACCAATACCCCATTTTTTCTTCTTTACTGGTGGAATTATCTGTTTATCAATGAAGTATCCACCAGTTATATCTGTAATTTGAATTTTATCAGATTTCGTATAAGCCCAAACTTGATATTTTTTATCTAATTCCTTAAATCCATATGTTATATGTATATTAGTTAAATTAGTTGTAAATTTAGTAGAGTCTGGTTTTATTGTCCATTTACCAGTTAATGCATTTGGAAAAACAAAAAACTTACTCATACCTGCTATTTTTTGTTCAAATCCTGGATCTTTATACTCACTATCAAATTCTAAACCATAATGATTTGACTTTTCATCTAAAACTTTTAGTTTGCTATCAACTGACAAATTATCAAGTTTAGCTTGAACATTTGCATCAATCACAGATATAATATCACCTTTAACTTTCTTTAATTCATCAGATAAAGATTTATTATATTTTTCTAATTCAGACAACTTGTTAACAACTAAATTATCTTTAGAAAATTCCCAAGCTTTCAACTTCTTATTGAATTTAACAGTAATACTATCTGTCATAGCAGAAATATTCTGTTCGTTTATTTTTTGCTGAAACTTATTATCAGCTCTTTCTTTTTTAAGTGTTGATAATGTTTGAAATAGAAATAATGTTAATAATACTACTAATGCAAACAACAAAAACCCATAATACTTTTTAATGAACGTAATTATCTCTGTCATAATAAATATTTTTTTATTTTATATGAAATATTTGATAATAAGTTTAATAATTAAATTAAAGTAAAAGAGAAGTATTGACTGGTTTTACACTTTGAGGCCCAGTAGGTTTATTAATATCTTCAATGAATGGTTTTGGCTTAATTTCCTGCTTAAGATAAAAGCAATTATTTAATTGACCATAATGAAATGTTCCACCACCGAAATTACCACTAAATTCTCCACCATAAAATTCACCACCTTTCCAATAAGTTTCAGTAAATTGATAAACAACTACCTTTATAGTATATCCGTTTGGTAAAGGAGTGGTGACAAAAACACTATCAGTACTTGCTAATGTTGGCACATTTGATAAGTCAGTAACAATCCACTCAAATCTACCAAAAGAGCAACTAGCGCCACTGGCAATACTGTATTTTACATTTCCGCCTAATAGATATTCTGTTTGAATAGTTACGTCTGCCATTTTACATTTTTATTTTTTAACAATTACAATTTGAACTTGTAGTACAGTATTGTCCTGAAGTATAAATTTCAGATCCTGGCACATATATACCCATGCCATTTCTTGTAAATCCTGGTTGATTTATCGCACAAGCATAAGTTCTAAGTCCAGTAGGATCTTCGCATGAATCACAAGCATACCAAATAGTATTCACATTGTCTCCGCTTGGCGTATAATAATCAACATATAGATCATATCCTCCTACATTTAATTGATCATTTGGCGCATATATTGACCAACAGAATCCTTGTATCTCTGTGGTAGTTGTTGTAGTTACTGGCAATGTTGAAGTTGTAGTCACTTGAGGACTAACTATTGTACTACCAGTAAGTCTAACTTGCGGAGTATTTCCACTAAATGTACCATCATTCCAATAGCCATCGTTCCAATATCCTTTAGAACTTCCAGTAAGATTAAACAGCATTGAACCTTCAGTATATACACCATAATTCCATCTTATATTTTCAGAATAGCAATTAGTAAAATTACCGTTATGTACATTTGTCTGAATAAAATTGCTTTTCTGAAAAGTACCATTATGTATTGTTAACCCTGATGTTGTACCATATAAATTCAAATATAGTCCATTATATATATCACCAGTTATAAATGTAGAATTTTCATATTTTCCATTATAAAATTTACCATAATATACTGTTAAATCTGAACCATTCATATTATAAATTTGTCCATCATAAATTTTATCATTTGAAAAATTACCGCCATTAATTTCTGTGTTTCCACGAATTTCACAATTTGAAATTAAACCTCCATTAAATGTACCACCACTAATAGTAGCATTACTCATTTTTCCATTATTAAATGTTCCGCCACTAAATGTTCCGCCACTAAATGTTCCATTGTTGAATGTGCCACTCTTAAATACGCAACCAATAAAATCTGCATTACGAACCAAACCATGATTCCAAGTTATACCACTAAACAATCCACCATTTGCAACACCAGTAATCCAAATAGATGGAGATTTAAAAATTCCGCCATTAAAAGTACCACCTGACCAAACAGGATATGGAAAAACCCCACTATTCCAAACTCCACCATACCAATCACCATTAAAAGTTCCACTATTCCATTGTCCTTCTTTCCAAGTACAACCAGAATCAATAACACAATCAAAAAATTGCCCACCATAAATAGTGTAGCCAGAAGAAATTGTACATCCACTAAAATATCCATCCTTAATATAATTGTTATTTGATGTTAAAAATGTAGAATTTAAAAATCTACCAGTTTCAACATCACAATTATACAATGTTTTACCAGAAAGTATATTAGAATGTTCTACAATATTATAATAGGTATTATTATCTGTTAAAACTGTTGATGTTTGTGATGTACCTGAGTTACTAGCAAATTTTGAATCGTAGTTCTCAGTTGATTTAATTGTTTTTATATTAGAATACTTGTCTTCAAATTTAACATTATATATATTACAATACTTTAGAACTCCTTGAGTTATTTTCATTTATTTCAGTTATTTTTCATTTCTATATATAAAATTTTCAATTACGCAAAATAAAAAAATAATATATAGTATATGGAAATTGAAGAAAGAAAAAAGGTTCTAAAAACTGCACTTATCAATTCTTTTGTTGATGATTATACAGCATATAAAAATACTATAGACTTTATAAACAAAGATTTAAGCAATTCAAATATTAAATATCAATACTCATATGATGAATTTTGTGTTGAATTTTTAAATGAAACTTTAACCAATCTTGAAGATATAGATATATTTACTGATAAGAATAACGATTTTTTTATTAACTATTGGAAATTTAATCTATATAATCTTCAATGTATGTTAAATAAAAAACTATGTGAATTAGGTTATAAATATGAAGATTTTTATAAAACATCAGGAATTAAACAGAAAATTAATAAAAAATATTTAGACTAATGAAAATAAAAACAATGACAAATTTTCTTAAATTCTTTTTAGGTAAAAGAATCATAGGTATAACTCTTTGCCCATTTGGTGTTTATATTATAGAAAAATATATAACTGATATTTATGTAATAAATCACGAATCAATTCATTGGAAACAACAAGTTGAGATGTTAGTTATACCTTTTTATATTTTCTACATATTAGAATTTTTTATTAAACTATTTATATATGGTGGTGATGCTTATAGAAATTTATCATTTGAAAGGGAAGCGTATGAAAATGATCACAATTTAGAATATTTAAAAAATAGAAGGCATTATACTTGGGTTAAATACATTTTTCACAAATAAATTATTTAGAATCATTAAAAATAATTAAACTTATTGTATATTCGAGAGTATATACAATACATAGAATATTTTAAGGCTGAAAGGTTTTAAGATGTTTTCAAGGCTAAAAGGCTTATAAAAAAAAATGAAAGGCAATGAAAGAATTAGAAAATGTCGATTTATTCGACAGCATTGATGCGCAAAGTGAAACTCTAGATTTTCTAGAAAAAAAAGGTGGAGCAATGGATGGTATCTACCGTCCAAAAATTACTGATAAAAAGAAAGGTTATGTAGCAACTATCAGGTTTCTCCCAAATTACACCAAAGAAGGTAAGGTAGCACAATCAGCAGTTGAGAAACATCAACACTATGTTGACTTTAAAAATCACCCAGAATTAGCAGGTTATTATGACTGTGCTAAAAATCTCACAGACAAGTGTGACATGTGTACAATGTATTGGAAATTAAGAAACTCAAAAAATGCGTCTGACGTAGAAAAAGCTGAGTTGATTAGTAGAAGTACAAAGTTTTATTCATACATTCTTGTAATAGAAGATGAACAAAATCGTGATCTTGAAGGTAAAGTTATGATTTATCCTTATGGATATAAAATCAAAGAAAAAATCAAAGACCAAAAAGATGGCATTTCAGGTGATCCTTGTAATGTTTTTGACTTGGCTAATGGTAAAAACTTCAAATTAGTCATGAAGCAATTAGGTGAATTCCCTAACTATGATTCTAGCACATTTATGGATTCTACACCTATTTCAATTCAAGGTAGAATAGTACCAGTTGAAACAGATGATAAAGGTAAGAAAAAAATTACCAATCCTAAAGCTAAGAAATTGATTACTGATCTATTAATGGAACGTACAGTGAATTTAGAAGATCACTCACCAAAAGAGTGGACATCAGAAGAAAGGTATAAAGTTACACAAATACTTGAAATCCTTGCTGGTAATGATGTTCATATCGCACAAAAAACTGCATCTAAAGGTGAATCTGTTTCAACAAAAGAACCTGACGATGAAGCAACATTTGGTGAAAACGATGATGCTGGTGATTTTTTTGAACTAGATGGCGACGAATAATCACATTCCACTGTAATCTTTATTGATTACAAACTTAAAATTGAAGCCATTATTTATAGTGGCTTCTTTTTTTGCTTCATTTTGTTCTTTTTCACACTCATAAGTATAAGATGATTTAATTTCAGCAACAGTATTTGATTTCTTAATTAAAAAATCAGGAAAATACTTTCTAATCTTTCCATCAAAAAAATAATCAATTGTGCCAACAAAATTTTCAATTTCTATATTTTCTTTCAAGCAATAATCTATAAAATCTTCTTCATATGTTCCTCTATAATATAAGCCTGATTTATGATGTTTTAAAATATATCCAGATTGTTGTCTCTTATGAATTTCTTCAGACATCGAAGGATTTGTAACACCATAATTTTCAAATAATGTATCTTTATAAGATTGTGATCTAAATCCATAATCAGTGCCGTTATCTTTCATTGATTTTTTTACTTTTTTCTTTATTTCTTCATTTTTAGAAACATTATCAACTCCATATATTTCTATACAAGTTTTCTTCCTTTTCTCTAAATTACATATTTTACAAGTATAAGTCTCACCTCTTTCAATATATCTATAATAATTGTTATATTTAACTTCTTTTTGTTCTCCACAAATATCACAAGCGCATAATATTTTTAAATGGCTATATTTACTTAATTTATCTACTGGCAATTCTATAATATCATATTGTTTAACATCATAACCCATTTCTCTATATCTTTTAACCATAGTTCCATTTACAGACATTTTAATTGTTTTTGTAATTATCATAACTTTTTTATTTGTATATATAAAATATTTAAGGTCAAAAAAGTCATCTGAAAACAAACTTTTTTTAATATATGTATTATAATAAATAAAAAAGAAATTATTATGATTAGAGATGAAGTTTGTTGTGAATCAGATCGTCCTATGGCTATGGGATCATGCTGTGGTGAAAAAAGTAGTTCTGACGAAGTTGGAAAAATTAGAGAAATTAGTATTAGACAAGTAAATTATGGATATGTTGTAAATGTTGGTTGCCACACATTTGCTATTGAATCAGTAGCTAAACTTAGTGAAATGCTAAATGCTTATTTATTACAACCAAATGCAACTGAAAAACAATGGTATGATGGTACACTGTTTAAGTAAAAAATAAAAAAGTCACTATAAAAATAGTGACTTTTTTTCTTTTATAAAAATTAATTTATTTTTTAACAAATAATTTAGATAATCCGTAAGCTGCTGAAACAAATAACCATAATCCCAATAAAACTTCAGCGAAAACAACACCATCTTTACCATAGATAACAGAGTAAGATATGAAAATTACTAAATAATTTACTATGATAAACCAATTTTTGATAAACCATGCTTTAATTCTTTCCCACATAATATTATATTATTTTTATAAACGTCAACAATATCTTCAAATATTATTGAAGATATTGTTATATTTTATTCTATACCACTATATTAAGTTGTAGTCGTAGTCGTAGTAGGAGCAACTGTAGTTGTAGGAGCGGCAGTTGTAGTTGTAGTTGCTGGTGGATAGCTATATATGCTTGTTGTTCCACTAGCTGGTGTTACACCGCCATTCAAGTAAACATAATCAACCCAAACATCATTCATAATTGGATTTCCAGTGACTTTTTCGGTGTAACCAGTAATGTTTCTAATTGCAGTAATTGTAACTCCTGATCCTATTAAAGTTCCAGCGATATTAGTATGACCTGAATATCCAACGCTCCAAGATCCAGCAGCGAATTCTGGTACAACACTCTTAAATGTATCCTGAATATTTTGTTTTCTTCTCATGATTAAATAAATTATTTTTTGTTTTATTATCTATATATTAATAAAAAAATCTGGTTTTTTACACCTCTATATTTTTATTTTTATTTTTTAATATATATAAATAATTAATTATGAAATTTATACTTTCTTACAAATTATTTGAAAAAAGTTCACTTATTAATATAGGTGTACCTAAATATGTTATGAAATTAATTCAAAGAAATTATTCAATTTCTGATGATGCACAATGGGGTCAACTAACATATAAGAAAGATATCACAACTCTTTTGCGCAATCAGAAAAATAATTTAGTTATTTCTATATGTGAGAATAAAATAAATATTTTATTTTCTTATAACAAAGAATATTACACTGAAAATTATTCTTTAAAATCAGATGATTTTGGTGCTGAACAATGGATAAAAAATGATAGAACAATAACAAATTTAACTGATGCCGTTAAAGAAATTGGAAGGAGTTGCAAATCATATCAATTAATATCTGGTGATTGGTCACATGAATTTTCTAAAATTAGAAAAGTTAGGAAAGCAGAAAAAGATTTTGATTTAGTTACAAATAATTTCAAAAAAGATTTTGCTGAAAATTTTACAAATATTGTAAAAAGATTGTATGGCAAAAAAGCTAATGTAATTACTGATATTATTGTAAATCATTTAGCAAATGTTAAAAAGAATTTATCTGATGAAAAAATTCGTGAAATATTATTTCTCAATATTGATAGAGCAAGAGAAATTGATATATTAAAGAAGAAACAAAAAGCAAAAGATCCATATAAACTTTATAATGATATTATATGTGAGGATTCCCTAACTATTTTTGACACTTATATCATTTCTTTCGAGGAACAATATTCTGATAAATACAAAGAATATTTAAACATTCCAATACTAATAGAGAAATTTAGTCTTGATAAAGTAAAAACTGCCTTCATGATATATTTATATACGAAAAAACTAATTGATTTGTAAGTTTTTCTATAATATTCTCGTCATATTTTATTCTTATCAATTTTATATTATTATTTTTACAATATTCATTTTTTATTTCATCTTTCATTAAAATATAATTAAATGTATCTACACCTCCCCAATATTCTATGGGTTTAAAATGCTGCATACCATCATATTCAATACAAATGTTATGTTTTATTAAATGAAAATCAAATCTTAATGGATATTTATAACTACACCCATCAAATGTTTTTTGTCTCTTATATCTAATATTATTAGTTTTAAGATATTTTCTTATTACATCTTCACCTTTAGATTCATTACATATCGGGCATCCTTGTTTATTTAAGTGTGAACTTGGAAGTTGCTCAAAAACACCATGTTTTAAACATATTATTTTAACTTTTGTTCTATTATTTTTATAATCCACTAATGAATAATCATACTTATTTTCGTGAATTATATTTGATTTTATTATAAATTCTTTTGTATTTGATAATAAACTCGCACATTTTGGACAATCATTTTTACAACTCATATGATTTGCTGGTGTTTGTTCAAATATACCATGTATATTACAAATAATTTTAACTTTTGTGTTGTTATTTTTATAATCAACTAATGAATAATCATATCTATTTTCGTGAATTTTACTTGACTTTTCTATAAAAGTGCCAGTTGTTATAATATTACATTTTGGACAATTCTGACCAGATAAATGCATTCTCGGTGCTTGCTCAAATATACCATGAATAGGACAAATTATTTTTATTTTATCATTAGAATTTTTATAATCAGTTAATGAATAATCATATTTATCACCATGAACAACTTTTGAATTTTTTATGAATTTTTCATTAGTTATAATTTTACATTTTGAACAACCATAGCCTCTTAAATGTGAATTTGGAGTTTGTTCAAATACTCCATGCTCAGGACAAATAATTTTAATCTTTGTTACAGCAGTTTTATATTCAACTAATGAATAATCAAACTTGTTATTATGAAGTTGTGTCGCTCTTTCAATAAATTTTTTCGTTGTTAATTTTTCATAATCACCTAACATTAGAATATTATTAATTTTTCAATCCTTTCCTTAAATTCAGGATTTTTTTCCAATTCTTTTATAATACAATATTCAATAAATTTTGAACGATTTTCAAATTCATCATTTAGAATTTTAATAACATCATCGCTTAATGATACTGATAATTCTGTTTTTGTTTTCTTCTTTTTCATTACTCTTTTTTATTTGTATATATAAATAAAAAAAAGTCAAAAAAAGTCAAAAAAAGGTAAGAAATAAAAATCATTAAATAAAAATTTATATATATGATAGAAAAAGAAAAACACATGAAAAAGAAAGTCACAATAACAATTGACTCTGAAATAGAATCTATGTTAAAAGAACATTTATTAAACTTAAAAATTGGAAATAAATCTAAATTTATTGAAGAATTAATAAAAAAAGAAATAAACGATAGGAAACTTAATGAATCACGTTAAAGAAATAGAATTATTTGAAAAAAAGAATTTTAAAGATTGGACTAAATATAATAATTATTTATCAGAAAAATATTCTGATGAAGAGGGGTTTTCAATCGGAAGTAGAAATAATGTAGTCTCAATATTTAGTGAATCAAATCATATCACAATATCAATTAAATATGACTATACTATAAGTAATATTGCACTATTAAAACTTTGTAAAGATTTTGAACATTTAAAAAGTAATGGGAATGTAACATTCAAAGTATATCCATCAACCAATCAAATGAAAGGTATAAAAACAGTTGTATTTGAAGCATATGATGTACCTAAAAGTTATTTTGATCAAATTGATATGGAAATGGAAGCAAAAAAATTCAATATATGAATCACGTTAAAGATATAGAATTATTTGAGAAAAGAAATTTTAAAATATATAATCATTATAGAGGATTTATAAAAGAAAAATTAGATGCTTTTAATGTAGAAGTATTTGATACAGGCTGGGGAGTCAACGACATACAGTTAGTTATAACTATAAATCCAAATCCTAATCCAATATCAAAAGAAAGGCTACTAGAAATATTTAATTATTTCATGGATTACGATTTAAAAATTTTCATAAAATGTAACTACATTAGACTTGAAGTTATAGTTGATAAAAAATTTTTAAATCGTATTGATATGGAAATGGAAGCAAAAAAATTCAATATATAAAATATGAAACATTTAAAAACATTTGAAGCAAGATGGAAACCAGAAGAACAAGTCGATCTTTTCGCAGAATTATTAAACGAGAATCCTCTAAGTGAGGATAATGATTTTTATATGTTCATAGCAAAAGACACTTTTAAAGAAGCTAAAGGAGGATTATATAAAAAAACATTAGAAATAGAAAATATGGTCAGAATGACACCTGATGTTCAAAGTATAATGGCTAGTAAAGGTTTAGAAATGAGAGCAATGGTTCAAATTGATAGCAAACTTTATCATATTTGGCTTCCAAAGGATATTAGAAGTATGGTTGAAGGTAAAGGAACTAACTTAGAATCATGGATTGTAGATTTAATAGACAAGTATAAAATGAGAGGTACTACAGAAGAAGGTAAAAAAATTTATAGAAATGTTGTTGATAGACAAAAAAATGTTGTTAAATATAACATCTAATACTTTTTTATTCAACATTTATTCCTTATCTTTGTAATCTTAAACATATAAGATTATGACAGAATATAATGAAATTTTTGATGTTGTACTTTATTACAAACGTAAGGTTTTTGTAAAGCCAACAGAACCGATATTTGGTGATATTCAAAAAGAAAATACAAATTTGGACACTGACGGTGTTCTTGATCTTTATTCTGTTCTCAGCAGAAAATATAAAGAGGATCTCAAAAAATACGAAAGTGTTGAAAATAAAGGCATGACGGTCTTAGCGTCTGTTCTTATTCCAGAGGATGACAATTTTATTGAAAATTATCTTTCAATTGAAAATGATCTACATTTTATTGAGTGGGATAAAAACTCAGAGAAACTTATTAAATCAACTGTATCTAAACTAAATTGGTAAAATGTACCACGACACAATTCATATTAAATTCAAATACTATAAACTTGGTGATGTTGATTTTGATTACAGTTTCTTAATCTCAAAAAATAATCAAAGTAAATTTTCAGCAATTAATTATGGTATACTTCTAGAAAAATTTAATGAAATTGGATTTAATTTGAAATATTTAAAATTTAATGATTTAGAGTTAAGTGAGGATATTTATTGTACATACAATTATCAATCAAATTTTGAAATATTTTTTTTAGCATATAAAAAGTTTATTCACACTAAAAACTTTAGTCTTAACATTGAATATGGCAATATTGTAAATGGAGTTTTTATCAGAAATAACATGACTACCTTTGCTAGTGTATATTTTGCTGGAGGTAATGTCTCAGATATAAAAAACGGAATTGGAAATATAAAATATCAAGACAATGCAAATTGCGTAGATTTAATTAAAGATAAAATATTTTATAGAGCTGTGGAGAGATATCAAATTATTGATAAAGATGGTAATACAATAGAAAGTGAATCAACAGATTCTGATTCAAATTTTGAACAGCATTTCTTTGAAAAATATGAGGTTAAAGTTGCTCTTAGAAAATACAAATTAAGTAAATTGATGCAATTTGAAAATTAATTTTCAGAAAAAAATAATTATATATATGAGATATGAAATATATAGAATTATTTGAAAAGAAGACTGAATTTAAAAAAGAACCTTTAACATATAACGATATAATGGGTAGGCTACTACACATTTATGGATCAATTCCAGTACCTAAACAAAAATCAAGCAGTGTAATAAAGAAAATTTTATGGGACAATTTTCATAAAATTGGAGATAGACCTTCACCTTTTTATAAAATAGGTAAAGATATTGACTTAGAATATCAATCAGATCAAGATAAAGTTAGATTTGTTGACTATTTTGATTCACTATTAACAAATAAAGAAATACGAGGTCACAATTTTGAAGGTTTTATTGCGGCTGTATATAATGGGCAATTATCAGAGCAAATGGACTCAAGATATGATGTTATCATAAAAGATAAAACTTGGAGTATAAAATTTGTTAATGGTCCTATGGAATCTCCAGAAATAGGAAGTTTTAAAGATAGTTTATCTTATAATAATCTATTTAACTCTGAGATAGATATGTTTAATCTAAAAAAATTAGTTCAATCAGAAGGTGGATTAGTACAAATGTTTCAAAAAGCTGATAGAGATATAAGAAAATCTGTTTGGGAAAAAGTAATATCAAAAGATATAACTGGTGGGTGGATGATTGCATATCCAATAAAAAATAATACTCAAATTGTAGTCTCTGTTATTAACCTTCTAACTATGAGGAAGTTATTATATAGTGGATTGGCAACTGTACCTAAAGGTGGCTCTGAAAATCTTTTTAGTCTTAGAATAAGTTCAAAATATAAAAATTTTCCAGGTGTTAAAAATTTCATAATAAATATACCAAAATTAACTTTAGAAGAGTTAAAAAAGATATATTTAAGTGAAGATGAAGAGAATTGGAGTAGAGAAATATTTGGCAAATATGGTAGCAAAATAAGACCTGATGTTCTAAGATATATTAAATCAAATCCACAAGAAGTAGCAGCAAGGCTTTCAAGATATAACGATTTTAGAAATTAATCAGTTTTTGAAAATGCTTATAAAAAATTGATTCAATTTTTTCCTTATATGATTTTGGAAATATAATTGAGTCATGCACAGTAAATAATATAATCTCAGGATAAGTTTCATAAATTTCTTTAATCACTTGATTAAAAATAAATTCACTTTCCATTTTTTGCAACTGATGTGATAATTCCTTATAATTTTTCTTATTCTCTTTAAATTCTAGTATGTATTCATATACAGATGGATATAAATTCTTAAAAATTTTATTTACCTTTTTATTACCCTTTGTATTATCACCAAATAAAACCTTATAAACAATTTCCTTAGCATCACATCTCTTCAATCCAGGTGAATTTGCAACTATATCATCATATAACAATCCATTCTTAACCAACTCAAAATATTTTTTTGTATCTCCATTTATATTAACTAATTGTTTTTTTAATATAACAGCAAAAAATAATGGCTGAGAATTACTTATATCTACTTCAGTAATCATTTCATTATTAATTGTTAAAAATTCATTTCTTATTTCTTTTTTAAGAATAGTGAAATTAGTGTGGAATCTACCAAAATCATCAAAATTAAAATAAATAGTTTTTTCTTTAATATTTTCTATTGACATTAAATTTCTTTGATATTTTGAATCATCAATTTTTGATTTATCCTTTAATTCATCTAAAAATTTAACAGCTCCATTGTAATCAATTTTTATCTTATTTAATGATTCAATTAATTTTACTCTAATTTCAGGAAGAATTAGACTATTATTCATCTCAGTAATAGATGTTTCATACCTATTATTCTGTTTCTTAATTAAAAATTTATCAGTATTTTTATATCTAATAACATCATAAACACACTTAGTATCTAATTTATAGGAATTTGTCTTTTTTCCAACATAATATTTAGAAACCAAACTCATAAACCCTCGTTCACATAAATACTCTATATAATAATTATAATGCTCACCATACTTTTTTCTAAGAATTAGTGAAGATAAATTGAACTTTGTTTCTATATTTACACTAAAATAATATTTAATCAAAAGTTCGTGGATAATACTAATCAAGTATGAACTTTTTAAATTGACACCTTTATATTGGAAAGTTTTTTGTTGTGTGAGATATTGGAAATCGCGAGATATGAAATGTAGTAAATAGTCTTCGTTTGCTTGAATTACCATAAAAATATTCTTTTTTTTATATATGAAGAAATTATATGAATGTTTTTATTTAAAAATAGAAAAATATGACTTTATTTTATTTATATAGAGTATAAAAAATAATAATCAATTCCTTATTTGAAATTTAAGATAAAACTTGAAAATAAATGTAATGAGTTTGGTATCATTTTTATTTATCATGAGGAGAGTTATACAAGTAAATGTAGTTTAATTGATTTGGAACCAGTGAAAAAACAAGAAGAGTATTTAGGTAAAAGAGTTAAAAGAGGTTTATTTCAGACAAGTAAAGGTATTTTATTAAATGCTGATATTAATGGTTCTGGGAATATTTTAAGAAAAGTAGTCGGTGATACTTGGCTAAGCCAACCGATAGTGGGTTTGATGTTAAATCCTGTAAAAAGAAATTTTTACGATGAAACTTTGGTTTCATAACATTGGAAATCTTTTGATAAATTATCAGGATTGTTTGTTTGAATTTAAGAAATTCTCCAATTCTTTTTTAGTATCAACATGAACAATCTCATCTATACCTTCTTCTTTTTCTGGATCTTCGTAATTTTTTAGAAAAGTTTTTAGAAGATCATCAGATAATTCTTTTTCTCTTTTTGTTTTAATTAAATCTAAATCTCTTTTCCTGTTTACACTAATCATCAAATCTTCCATATCTTTACCACCTTCATTGAAAATAATAGCAATAACTTTATATTTACTTCTGTTATCTTTCAAACTATTTATCATTGTTCTTCGTAATACTTTAGTTATATTTGTTAAATCAATAATTATATTATGATTCTCTTTTATTGATTTCTCTAATCTATTATTAAATGTTTCTTCAACTTCATGATTAAGGTCTATTACCTTTTTAAATCCTTCACTTGACCATCTTCTCATAAAACTATTTTCTGGCAATTCAATAACTTCACCTAAAAACTCATAATTTCTTAAATATCTCTTACCATCTTCTTCATAAAAGTCAGATTCTTCTGGAACAAAATATGTTTTGTTGCTTCTATTTAATACTAAAGTAGGACGATTAAATGATTCTTTATAAGTAAATCCATTTTTCTCAGAAATTTCAGTTGCAACATCATCTCTATTAAATATATCATATTTCTTTTCTAACTTATTTGTATAGAAAGACTTACCCATTCCTGGAGGACCTACTAATAAAATAAATTCTTTTTGATTTAGTGACTCATTTAAAAAGTCTTGATATTTAGTGAATATCATTTTTCATTTTGTTTTTAATCAAATCAACAATAGTTTCAATTATACTCTTAATACCATAAATACCTGCGGCACCACCAAGAACCATTGCTTTTTGTGGTAAAGTTTCTAAATTTAGACCTTCTTTAGATATAAGTTCAACAATTGCGGTGGTGAAAGGAACACCTAAACCAACATAAGCCACCATATCAATAAATGAATCAATAACTTTACCAAAACTTCTTGAAACAAAACTGAATAATTTATGAACAGATAATAATGATGTTTTTACTTTTTCTGCAAGAGGTAATATACCATCTTTTTCTAATTCTGCTTTAATCTTTTTAACATCGTTATTTGCCATATTCAAAATTTGTGTAATAGAAAATAATGTCAATAACACTATTTGTTGTGGTGTAATATCTGGAACACTTGAATTTTTAACAAGGGCATCAACAATTGGATATAACATCGTTACACCCCAAGTATAAGTTGCAGCAAAGTATAAATTCAAACTAAGTTTGCTTATAGTCTTGTCTTGTATTGATTTATATATGCTTATTTGTTTATCTTCTAAAATGAGTTGATAATTCTCGTATGTTTGTAAGTATTTCATATTTCATATATATTATTTTTTTATTTCAAAAAAGTTTTTTATCTTTGTGAAAACTATAAAACCATAAAAGTAAGTATGAAGAGATTTATTAAATTTTATCACAAAGATAAAGACAATATTAAAATGATTAATCAGTCCGACAAAGGATTTGAATTGGTCATTCTTTCTGATGTATTATTAAAAAATATATTAGAAACCATAAATGATTGTGAAGAAAAAAGTGATGATGTTGACATTGTTTGGCAAATGAAACACAAACAGCAAAATTATATCGTATATAAAAATTGCATTTTTTCAGCACCAATGGATAATGTTATACCAGAAAGAGTTACTTACGGATTTAAGAAAATTGATATTAAGGTATGTAAAAAAATAAAAGTTACTTGTTCTGGTACAAGTTATTATTCTGATTCTTATTTATTTAAAAATAAAAATATTAAGAAAACTAAGAATACATATAAAGATGGTATGCTTTTAGAGAGAATGTTAAAACTTGGTGAATTAAATTATATAAGTGAAAAAGAATGAAAATAGATAAAGTAACATATGAACCATCATTATTAAAATGGATAAAAAAAATGTTCTTGCATGCTGAAGAAAGGAAATGGTATGAAACTTATTGGTTTATAGATGTTCACGGTGTTATTTCTAAGCCAGATTATAGAAAAAAGGTCAAAGAAATAGAATATTATTTGTATGTTAAAGAAACACTTCAATATATTACAAAAAATAGACCTGATATTATTATGATTTTATACACATCATCTTATCCTGATGAAATCAAGATTTATATGGAGCAATTTGAAAAGGATGAAATATTTTTCAAATATATAAATGAAAATCCTGAAATTAATGAATCAAAAGGTAATTTTGGTTGTTATGATAAGAAACCATACTATAATGTTTTAATAGATGATAAAAGTTCATTTGATCCAGAAATAGATTGGCAACCTATATATGAATATTTTACAAATTCTGATTATAAACCAGATCCTTCTTGGTCATTTAAAACAAAAGAACCTTACCACAAATAATTTACATCCTTTTTAATAAAACAAATTCCCAATTATTACTATTTTGTGATTTTGTTGATTTTGTAATTATTTTTCCTTTATTATAAAATTTTTTAAGTAGTGCGATAGAAATTTCATTATATTTTGAAAATTCATATACAGATTTTAAACCATCAAATATATATTCGTCTTCATTTGGTGAAATCAATTTATATTGTCTTCTTGGCTTACTTTTTGCTATTGACATTTTCTTAGACATTTCCAATTTAGTTTTTTCAGAAAGTATTCTATTTTTTGCAGCTTCTGATAATTTACTTTTAAATTCGTCTGAAAATTTTTTTCCTTTATTTATTTTACTTAAAAGTAGTTTAGTTTTATCTGATCTTTTTTGACCAGTCATTTTCAAACTTCTTTTATCTTTAGATTCCTGAGATTGAGAAATACCTTTATGTGCTTCACTCATATTTTTTCTACTTTCTTCTGTGTGCTTTCTTCCTTTATTTTTTACGCTATTTGCTATAGATAATTTTTCTCTTGTTTCTGGATTATCCCATAGAGATTTAAGTGTTATTGATGAAATTTTTGCACATTCTATACGAATCTCTTCATAAATTCTACTAGAAATTTTAATACCTGTTTTATTACCATCATTACACATATAGAAAAATGCATATGCAGTTTGATTGTTTCTATATATCTTCCAGAGTAAATAATGTGCAATATAGTGTTCTTTTGCTGTTAATAATAATCTATTATCGTTATCATCAGTACCTTCCATTGATTTCATTATTATATGATGATCCTCATAATATATTCCATTATATTTATTTCTATCTAAAATTTTTCTTGTTTTAATTAAATTATCATAATGCCATTTGTGATTCATGATTAGTTTTCTTTTTATAGTATATATAAATTAAAAAAAGTCACTTTTTTCTACTTTTGGAAAAAATATATTAAAAAGAAAATATGGACCACTTATTATAAATATATACAAATAAAAATTAGTTATGAGAAAAGAAAAGAAAGTGAAGATATATTTTAGTTTAGATGTCGAACTTAATAAAATATTTCAAAAACACATTGAAGATAATATAATAGATCGTACTAAGTTGATTGAGATATTAGTAAAAAAATATTTAGAAGAAAACGATTTAATTAGATAATTTTTTTTATTACAATTAATTCTTATATTTGTAGAAGCTTATCACAAATGATTATAAATATTAAAAGGAAACAAGACGAAAAACAATTAGAAGAATTAAAATATAACTTAATTCTTAAAAAAAGGTATATTTCAACAATTGGGTATAATTGGAACTTAAATGGAGAAAGTTCTGATGAATCATTAGAAGATTTTCATTTATTCTGTCTTTCAATAGTAAAAGATTTATTTGAAAAAAATTTCAAAATAAATGAAGATATAGAAGATAAATCTTATGATTTTGATGAAGATTATGTAGACGCTGAAGCAACTTTAGAAGATTTAGAATACTTATGGGTAATTATTGCAAATAAGAAATTAAAAAATTTATGAGAATGTGGGGAATTAATCCAAGTCTATTATGTAAACAACATTTACTTGGAGAACACGGTGAAATTCATAAACATAGACACAATTTTGTTAAAAAACATAAAATAACAAAGCGTATTAGTCCTGTAGTTCAAATTGAACCAGAAAATATGCAAATACGGCATGATGAATTAGTTTTGGAAATGTTAAAACGAGGTTATAATCATAATTCACCATATGAACAACCTGACATTTCTTATCTAAAATCAGAAGAGAGATATGCAAAAATTGATAAAAATATATCAATTAATGACTTAATTAATAGATGTCCTGAATGTACTAAAAACTTAAAACATGAAATTAACATTTAAAAGACAAGACAAACCACCAATAGCAGAAGAAAGAAAATTAAAACTTGAATCTTTAGGAAAAAAGAAAAAACCAAAACCAATTGGGTTTGAATGGACTTTAGCAAGTGAAAATAAAGAAGAGGAAAAAGAAATAATGAAAAATTTTCATTTATTCTGTATTTCAATTGTGCAAGATTTATATGGAGACAAATTCAAAACAAATGAAAAGGGTATTATTAAATATTCAATAGAGTCTATTACAGACAAACAAGTTATATACACATTAAAAAATCTACAAAAACTGTTTAGAGCAGTTAATAAAAAATAAAATGGAAAAAAGAAAATATATTTTTGTACCTTATCAATTGATGGGAATTCAACAAGGAATTCAAGGTGGTCATGCAAGTGATCAATATGCTCACAAATATAAAGATGATCCAGATAATATTGATTTTGTTGAAAATCATATGACTTGGATAGTTTTAAATGGTGGATCAACAAACAGTCGTAGAGATTTTGATGGTAAGTCTGTTGGTACATTGAATCAAATTGCTGATCTATTGCTTGATAATGATATTAAGTTTACTCATTTTATAGAGCCAGACTTAAACGATGCATTAACAGCAGTTTGTTTTGTTTGTGATGAAAGAGTATTCAATAAACAATTATATCCAGATTTTACAGATTTTATGATAAATAAAGCATTACCAGAAATAGTTGAAGAAGAATATACTTCTGACGATGATTTAATTAATGCAAAAATTGGCAGAGAAACCCTTGTAAACAAATATAAAACATGGTTAAAATTTCAAAATTTTACAAAAATGCCAGAATATAAAGAATGGGTTGAATTTATTGGTGGTGAAAAAAACTTATTTTTAAGAAATCTAATAAAGGATAAAAAATTAGCATAAATAAAAAAAAGTGTGAATATTTTCACACTTTTTTTATGCTTTGTTTGGTAGAATAGAAACAAATGCTTATCTTTGTACTGTTGAAACAATAGAATTAAATACTTAAAAAATCACAAAAATGGAAAAAATTACTATTGAAGATGAAATGTTGTTGACTGGCTTTGGAGCTAATAAAAACTCTGATATAAAACCTAATACTGATTTTGACAAAAACTAAAATAAAATTCTGAAAAATTAAATAAAAAAAATAACACTTAAAAATAAAAATTATGAAAAATCTATTCTTTGCCTTAGTTTCAGTTGTATTGTTCGCTTCTTGTTCTTCAACTCCAGAACAAAAATTTATTAAAAAAATTGACAAGTATATGTCAACGGAATTTGTCAAAGGTCTGAAAGACCCTTCTTCTTTTCAAAAAGTTGATTGTATGGTTTTTGATACTCTAACCGTTGAGGATTACAAGGCGAAATATAACAAGGATGCAGGTCCTGAATTTAAGAACGGTATTGTTCACATCAAAATTTCATATACTTATAGAGCCAAGAATGGTTTTGGTGCACTTGATGTATATGAAACTACAGTAAGATATTTTCCAAATGATGATAAGTTTGTAAACTAATTATGAACAAATTCAGAATACATATAAATTATATATACTAAAAAACATAATTTATATGTATTCTCTTTATATTTTAAAATCTGATATTGAGGAAGATGATAATTGTTATATAGGTATAACAACAAATCCTAAAAAAAGATTACAAAGGCATATAATATATTCAAAAACAAATGATTTTCATTCTTCAAGATGGATTAGAAAAATAATTAGTCAAAATGGTCATATCAAAATGACAATTTTATTAGATAATTTAACAGAAGAAGAAGCTTATAAAGAAGAAATACGGCACATTAAATTATATAGGGGATTAGGATATAAATTGACAAATATAACGGATGGTGGTACTGGATTTAGTTCTGGAGAGAATAATCCAAGTTATAAGCATGGATTACGTTTTACTAAAGAATATGATATTTATGCCAATATTAAAAGATGGCGTTTTAATAAAAATGATCCTAATTACATTGGTGATAAAATTTCAATGTATTATAAATGGATAAACGATGCGGCTTTATTTATTGATTATATAAAAACATTAAATAATTATGGTAAAGAAAATTATATTTTAACAAGGATAGATACAAATAAAAATTTTGAGCCAAATAATTTAGAATGGATTTCAAAACATATAAGGAGTGCAAAACAAAGAAAACAATCAAACAATAACTCTGGCTATATTGGAGTAGTATATAATCCAAGGTTAAATAAATGGATAGCACAAATAGGAGTAGATAAAAAACGAAAACATATTGGATGCTACAACACAAAAGAAGAAGCACTAACTGGAAGAAATAACTATATTTTTGATAATAATTTAATTGGATATAAAATACAAAAATTTTGAATATTTTTTAATAAATCCTTTTTTTATTGGGGAATTGTCCGTATATTTGTTGAGTCAAAAGGAAATAATAACAATAAACTTAAAAACATAAAATCATGGCATTAGGTAAAAAAGTAGTAGCAGTAAAAGCGCCAGCAGCAAAAAAGGATTTAAAACCGATCGCTTTAGTTAAAGGTGACGATTTTGCACAGAAACTGAAAAAGTTCAATACCTTGAAAGAGGAAATCAAAGACAAAACTGCTGAGCAGAAGTCAATTGAAGGAGACATCAAATCAACTGCACTTGACGAATGGAAGAAAATGTATCAAGAAATGGGTCGTAACCCAGAATCCATCAAAGTTGAGAGTGAAAAAGGTGACAAAATCATGTTCATGGTCGTCAAAAAGTACACAGGCTCAGTTGATGAAGAAAGAGCAACAGAACTTCGTGAAAAGTATGGTGAAAAATTCGTTGAAGAAAAATCAGAGTTGGTTATGAGCAACGAACTGTTGAACAAGTACTCTGACAAACTTGAAGCTCTTATTATGAGTGCTGACTTTATGACAGATGATGAAAAAGAAAATCTGTTTGTTCAGAAAGTAACTTATAACATCACAGCCAATGCAATCGACGAAGCCTTCACTTGTGGAAAAGGTGATGTTGAAGGACTTGTAAGTGACATTGCTCCTGTTCTGATGTTGAAAGAAACTCGTTAATTCTGACTAAATCATAAACAAAAAAGTCTGATAATCACAAAGATATGTGAATATCAGACTTTTTAATTTCATTAAAATGTGTATTGAAATAAAACATCTTGCAATAGAAGTTACACGAAGATGTAATATAAAATGTAGTCATTGTTTAAGAGGTGATAGTCAAAATAAAGATATTCCTCTTGAATACATTGATATTCTATTAGATCAAGTTATTTCTATTGGTCATTTTTGCCCAACTGGAGGTGAGCCAACATTAAATATTAAAGCAATAAGATATTTTTTAGATGGCTGTAAAAAAAGAAATATATCAATAACTTCATTTTTTATTGCAACAAATGGCATTTATATTAATGAAGATTTTATTGATATTTGCAATGAATTAAACGAATTTTGTGAAAATAAATCATATAATAGTGTTCAAGTATCTAATGATCATTATCATATTAAACAAAATATGTATAATGATACATTATTGAAAAAACTAAAATTTTACACAAAAAGAAATAGGGATGATGAAGATTTTGAAAATGGTAAAAAACTTCATAGAGAAGGAAGAGCTTTAGAAAACCATAAAAATGCAGAACTTATTAGCTATGCAAAACCAATATTTACTGTAGATTCATTTGATTCCAACCCAATTTACTTGAATGTTAATGGTAACATTATTAATGGTTGTGATTGGTCATACGATAACCAAAATTTACACTTTTTATGTGAAGTTGATTATCTAGAAAAATATAAAAACAAATTAATAAAATAAATATGGCACTAAATTTTTATGAAGTAGATAATGAGGGTAGAAATGCTAAATCTCATTATGTTCTTGCAAAAGGACTTTTATGTAAAAAAATCCAAATGATGTCAATCAAAGAAATATTCTCTGGTTATGAAAATCCGCAACCAGAAAATCCTTGGGAAATTTACAAAGAAGTCTAAACTATGAAAAAACTAATTTTACTCGTTCTAATTCTTGTGCAAGTATCATTACTTAACGCACAAAATGTTCAAACTCTTTACCATACAGGTAAAAAATACCTAACAACAACTCTAGAAGTATTCAAAACTGACAAATTTGGTAGCACATATTCATTTGTCGATATGGATTATGGAAGAGAAGGTGTACAAGGTGTTAGTATGGCTTATTGGGAATTTTCTCGTGGAATAAAATTCTGGGAAAATCCGTTTGAATTACATGTTGAATATAATGGTGGATTTGGAGAAGATGGTCCTGGATATTATCCTATAAATGACGCTTGGCTATTTGGTGGAAATTATACCTGGAACACTAAGGATTTTTCTAAAATATTCACTTTAGAAGCAATGTATAAAACAATTAGAAATACAAATTATGCATCTTTTCAAATCACTGGTGTATGGACAATTCAAATGTTCAAAGAAAAAGTAACATTTACTGGATTTGCGGACTTTTGGAGAGAAGATAATACTTTTGATGGTGTTAACACTAAGTACATTTTACTAACTGAGCCACAACTTTGGTATAATGTATGTAAAAAATTCGCAATTGGCTCTGAGGTTAGATTTAGCAATAACTTTGCTGCTGAAGGAATAGGATTTAAAGTAAATCCAACAATTGCTGCTAAATTCACACTATAATATTTTGACTGCCAGTTTTATGAAAAAAGCCTCAAATTGAGGCTTTTTTTCTTTTAATATTCTATTGATTTATTCTTTTCAAAATTGGTTAGAGTATATTTTCCATTCTCATTTCTAACTACATAATCTAATCTCAAAGGTATTTTTCCAATCTCAGTATCTATAATGAACTCTGGAATAGCCATACCAGTGTTATAAGAGATCAATTTCTTCATTATCTCTATCATTTCATCTAGATCACATCTGAAATGAGATCCACCAGCAATTCTATCCATTTGATAAATATAATATGGTTTACAACCAATTTTTAATAATTCATAAAATAGATTCTTTAACACTTCAGCATCATTATTAATACCCTTTAATAAAACTGTTTGACTACCTAAAATTGCGCCAGCACTCAATAGTTTTTTACAAGCATTTTTACATTCATCAGTTAATTCAACTTCATGCGTAAAGTGAATATTAATATAAACTGGTTGATATCTTTTTAGTACATCAATCAAATCATTAGTAATCCTTTGTGGTAAAACAACTGGAACTTTTGTTCCAATTCTAATAATAGAAACATGAGGTATTTTTTTCAAATTGCTTAAAATATAATCTAAATTTGAATCAGATAATGTGAGAGGATCACCACCTGAAATTAAAACATCAACAATCTCAGGATGTTCAGAAATATACTTAAATCCTTCATCCCATTGTGATTTAGTGAAATTTAAATTATCACCAACCATTCTAGAACGAGTGCAATATCTACAATATGTACCACAAATATTTGTTACAGTGAATAAAACTCTATTAGGATACTTGTGTATGATGCAAGGGGTCATTTTATAAAGGTCTTCAGCCAAAGGGTCTACACTTTCATCATCTGAAACTTTGAATTCATTTAATGTAGGCACAACAGCTTTTCTTAAAACTGGATATTTATTTATAAGATCCAGATAATAAGATGTTATTCTTAATGGTAAATTTTTTGCATCAATTTTTTCTTCATCAGTTAAATCAATTTCTTTCGACAATTCATCTATAGTTTTAATTGAATTACGAATTAAAATATTCCAAGCACCAGGTTCTGTTTTCATTCTCTATATATTAAATACACCTTTATTTTTTCTATATATATTATATTAAAAAAACAAAGTTTATTCTAAAAAATATTTTATAATATGTTGATTATCATATGATTTTATTATATTTATTCTTACACAAAATTTTGGTATATCAGAAATTATTAGTATCTTTGTACTGTTGAAAGGTAATAACAAACAAACAAATAAAAATTCAATTATGACAATTAATCAAGCTCTTACATTAGCAAAGAAGATAATGAATAATCATACAGAATTGAGATATTGGAATGTAACCTTAAATAACAGAAAGAGATCATTTGGTGTTTGTAGTTATGGCAAACAAGAGATACAACTTTCTTCTCTTTTAATTCCTGTAATGACAGATGAAGCAATTAAAGATACAATTATACATGAAATTGCACACGCATTGTGCCCACAACATCATCATGACTATGTATGGCAGGCAAAATGTATTGAACTTGGTGGAAATGGTCAACGTTGTGGTGGAGCAGATAAATATAAAGAAGGTAACGAAGGAATGAAAGAGTGTCAAGAAAAACTTGCAAAATATACCATGACTTGTCCTTGTTGTGGCAATAAAGGTTACAAAAATAGGAGACCAACATCAGCAAGGTCTTGTGGTATTTGTTCACCATATCGTTATAATGAAAAATTCAAATTAGTCTTAACACAAAACTATTAAAATGAAGAAGATTAGCACATTATATAAAAAAGACTTAAATAATTTAAATATAGTCACCACTGAATTAGACCCAGAGAATCAATGGGTAATTGATGGTGAAGGTATTCCAACAAGAAAATTTGATGGTACAGCAACAGCTATAATCAATCATGAAATCTACAAAAGATATGATGTAAAAAAAGGAAGAGAAGTACCCCAAGGTGCTATTCCTTGTCAAGAACCAGACAAATTTACAGGTCACTGGCCACATTGGGTCAAATGTGATAGAAAAAAGAAAGAAGATCAATACTTTTTTGAAGGATTTGATAGATTATTCTATAGCATTAAAGATGGTACTTATGAACTTTGTGGTGAAAAAGTTGGAATCAATGCTGAAAAAATAAATGGTCATATTTTAATTAAACATGGTTCTTTTGTTTTGCCAATTGATGATTTTTCATTTGAAGGATTAAAAAATTATTTATCTAATCCAGACTTAGATATTGAAGGTATTGTATTTCATCACAAAACAGATGGTAGAATGTGTAAAATTCGTAAATGTGACTTCGGAATTAAGAGATAAAATTTGGTGGTCTCAAATATGTTCCGTATCTTTGTAGTCTAATAAAAAACACTAAAATATGAAATATTATAAACTCATTTACTCTTACGAAAAAGAAATTGAAGACTGTCTTGAAGAATTTGAATCTGATTATGAAGGCTTATCAAAAGAAGAAAAACGTTTCAGAGTAAAAGAAAATTGTGATAATAGATACGCTTTGTATGAAGAAGGTCAAGTATATTCAGAAGATGAAAACTTTGACGGTGAAGCAGTTAAAGTATCAGAAATGGTCAAAGAATATCCAGAGGATTGGTTAGAAATTAACTAAAATTTTATTTGGTAGTCTGAAATAAAATCCTTATCTTTGTTATCTAATCAAAAATAAAACAACAACAATATGGAAAACTTGAATGAAAAATTTGACTGGGTTAAAAACTTTGTATTCTCAACAAAGTTGGAAAAGTTTGTTGCAATAGCAGGTATTGAAGATGAACTGTTTCTTATTGATCTTGATGGTAAAGTTGTTGAACATTTAGAAAAAGCGTAAAAATTTAATAATATGAAAGTCTGTCATAGTCCCCCGAAAGGGTAAAAATAAATTATTAGTAAATATATTTAAATTAATCTTAAAGAAAAATATTAACAATTAAAAAATAGGCAAATGGAGAAATGTAATAGTCCCCCGTATTAGTAAATACTAATATATAATTTAATAAGCCAAAAAAGCAAAAATAATAGAATAATAGAATAGATAATAATTAATGAAGTTACAAGACTAACAATACTGATCCAAGATTCAAAAGTCTATCTTGGCTGTTAGAACAGATAAGAAAGAAAAAGCCACCCAAAAGGTGGCTTTTTTGATTTATAAATATTTTTATATTTTATTTCTGAATAGCATCTTTATCATCTGATTCTTTTTCTTCCTCTTTTTCATCTTCCTCTTCATCTTCATCATCTTCATATGCTTTCTTAATTTCTTCTTTTCCTTTTTTTAATTCTTCTTTATATTCTGGATCCAATTCTTTTAATAATGCCTGAAGTTCACCAACATGAGTTTTTTCTTCTTTTGCAATGTCTAATAATGTCTTTTTAACTTTCTCATTTTTTGCAGTTTCAGATAATTGTTCATATAAACTTATTGCATCCAATTCGCCAATTATAGCCAATCTTAAAATTTCTTTATCACCATTGTCTTTATCAACATATTTCAAATCTACTGGAGTAGTTGCTAATAGTTCATTTATTTTCATAAATTCATAGAAATTTTTCATCAATTTTAATTTATTTTTAATGTATATATAAAAATCACATATTATATTTTTCTGAGTCTAAAATATGCTGAAATTTATTTTTAACTTTAGTAGTAAAATATTCACCATACATATCATAAATTTTATGATATTCTTTCAAAGGGTTTTTAAAAGGTTTTAATTTCATTTCAATCAATTCAATAACCCTCTTATCAAAATATTTTACATATTTTAAATAATGCTTACCAATTAACTTACCTAAAGTATTTCTATTTTCAACTGCTGATGTTGATATATTGTTTTTTTTACAAAATTCATCAGAATCATAATAAATATTACTATTATTTGAACTATAATTATCTGATGATATTGAATTTTCAAAAATATCAATATAACTAAACGCATCCTCTGTAAAAATTTCCCACTTTAATTTACTTATTTTTTCTGCAATATTTTGTCTATTAATATATTCATCAACAAATAAACTGAGCTTACTTGTATCAAAATCATTAAGATATCTAAATTTTTGTTCAAATGCTTTAATATATTTCATAGTTATTTAAATGGATTTCCAAATGTTGTTTTTTCATATAATTTATCTAATTTAATCTTAACTCCAGTCATACCATTAAATGCTTCAATTTCATATGGTCTGCTTTCATATGTGACATTTTTAAAATTAAAAGAGTCTTTATTCCAAACATAACCTTTATCAAAAACAGATAATTTACTATCATCCATTTGCTTAATATGAATTAATTCATGAGATAATGTAGATTTAACATCTTCTGTTGACAAATTATCTTTCATAAATATCATATAATTATGTTTCTCAAATGGATTAGCAACAGTATGAGCATTAAGGATCATATCACCATTGTCAAACATGTCAGTAAGTTTGTAGATATTTACTGTCATTGTGTCATATCTCATTACTTTATTCAAAATAATCATAGTAATAGTATCTGCTCTTTGATTGTTGGTATAATTTTTAACCATAAGAGTCTTTGGAAAAGTTTGTGGAAGGTATTCTTTTTTACAAGAACGAATTCCTAGAACAATAAGTAGTAAGAGTACTACACCACCAATAATTAGTTTAGTTTTCATAATTTATAAATTAAATTTATCTGCATCTTTATATGCATCTATTTCGTCCTGATCAAAAATAATTTTACCCATATTTTCATAATCAGGATTACTTAAATATGGAACACCATCACTATCTGTGGCTGTAAGAGAAGACCAAGACCAATCATTAAACAATAATATTTCATTTTCATCAAAAGCAGATGGAGGTTCAAGCATATCAATCCAATCTTTTATAGTATCTGAATCCATTCCTATTTTTCTAAATATTATATAATTATAAGGATAATCTGTAGATATTATCCAAAATTTTTTATTTACTGATTCAAATTTTTTAATGTATTTCATAAATTAAATTTTATAGAACTTAACATCCAGTCACAAGCATCTTTTACGTCTGTGTTTATTTTATTTTTAAACTCTTTCAATATTGACACATATTGAGCTGGGTCTTTTTCTATTTCTTCAACAAGTTTCTTATCCATTCTATTTTTCCAATCAGTATTCTTTAAATACTCTTCATATACTTTTGTTATAATAGGGTGCTCAACATCACGAAGTGCTTGAATTGAATAATCTAAATTGTGTTCTTTACAATATTTATCAACAGCATTGTAAATATTTACTTTTTGATATGTTTTTAACGTTATAAAATCTTTGAAGAATTGTTTATAATTAAAATTAGCAGCATAAAAATCATCATATTCCAAATCTTCAATTTTTTCTAATAAGTCTTGATTTTCAATATATTCTCTCATAACATTTTCTATTGCATCTCTAACTTCTTTACTAACATATTCTATTTTAGGCTGTCTACCATACTTTGATAGTCTCTCAAATGTTAAAATGTATTTCATAAGTTGTATTTATATTTATTTTTTAATAAATTTAGTTTTGTTTCTATTTCTAATGGTTCACTATCATATATTTTTATTATTAATTCCTTTTTCTTTTCATTTGCAGTCATCCATTGCGCAGTATCAATAGTTCCTATAATATAGGTTTCTTTATCTGAATATAAAGACACAGTAATATTTTTAAATCTACTAGTATCATGTAATTTAACAGTTTGTACCCTTCCACTAAATCCATAAATCACTTCTTTATCATAAGGATGTACAGCTCTTTTGAATTCTATTTCTTTATCTTCTAACAATGGTAAAAGAATTCTATTATAATACCAAGAATCCATAAGTACAATACTATCAACACCAATAATATCTTTATAAAATTTTTGAACATCATCCCAAATTTCTTGTAAATCAACTTCCCTGAATTGACGATTTGATTCAAAATATTTTAAATATCTCATAATATATCTATATATTATATTTTTTTATTCAATTATTTTTTGTATCTTTGTATCAACAAAACAGAAAATTATGGAACCATATACAAAATTCAAATACATTTTTCCACCAAGGCCAGAAACTGTAATTCCGCCAACACGTATAACTGAACTTTGCGAAGGAATATATCATGCGCAATGCAAAATTAATGGTGCATGTTGTGAAATATACACATTTGGTGAAGGTGAAAATAAAATTCAAAGATATTTTGGAAGGCATCATAATGAGAACATTGCAAATTTCAAATTAACAAATAATGACTTTGATATATTAAAATGCGGAAATACTAATTTTAATCTAGTCTGTGGTGAATATATGAACAAAGGTAAAAATGACATAAATAATAGTCCACTTAATCATGTTTTTTTTATTTTTGATATTTTAGTTTATAATGGTGAATATCTTATTGGAACTACATTTGAAGAACGAATAGAACTTCTTGATAAAATATTTGGCACAGAAAACGATAATGGTTATTATTATAAAATTAGTGAAAATATATATCGTGTAAAAACATTTAAAAATAATTTAAAATCTCTTTGGGATAATATTATGATAAAATTCCCAACAGAAAAAAGCATTATAGAAGGTTTAGTATTTAAAAAACCAAAATCAAAATTAGAACGTGGTTTAATTGAAAAAAATAACATTTTATCAATGCTTAAAACTCGAAGAGGTAATT